GGAAACCGTGTTTTACGTTCTGCCCGTATTTGAAGACTTGCTCCGTGCACAGCAAATGGATATATCCAACAGAGTAAGAAGGTCTAATCACTCATATGAATTAATAGGATCAAAGATTCGCATCATGCCAAAGCCTACTGTAGATATCGCCGGCTCAAAAAAGCTATTTATTAGATTTGCACCTCCCACAGATGGTCTTAATCCAGACGTTGCAGATGATTCAATAGACGGAGTCAGTGGTATGCATAACATGCCTTATAGTGACATCGCATATGCTTCTATCAACTCTATGGGAAGACAGTGGATCCGACAGTATACTTTCGCACTGAGTAAAGAAGTGCTCGGTTTAGTGCGATCTAAGTTTGGCTCGATTCCTATACCAAATGGTGATCTTCAGTTGAATGGTAGTGATCTCCTATCGCAGGCACAAGGTGAAAAAGAAAAGTTAATTACTAGTCTTAGAGAAATGTTAGATTCTTTGACATATAATAAACTATTAGAAAGTCAAGCCACAGAAGTAGCAAGCATGCAAACAGTTTTAAAAGCAGTTCCAATCCCGTTAGGCAAGTGTATCACAATAGGATAGGAGACTCCAGATGGCTAGATTATTCATAACACCCAGAGAAATTGACTTTATTTCTGACATTGCAAAGGAAATAACGAAAGATGTTATTGGTGACGTAATATATTATTATAAAGTTAGAGAAGACATATCTGAAATCCACGATGTATACGAAGAAGCGATTGAAAAGATCTTTAATCCACCCATCGAAGTAGATGCTAGAGTACAATGGAATCCGAAAGAAATCAAGACGGATAGATTTGGTTTTGAAAGTTCGTATACAACTGAAGTTTACGTGCATTATAGAGACATGATCGATAGAGGCATCAAGCTTGATGAGGGTGACTTCTTTTCTTATGGAGACAATTTCTTTGAGATCACTTCGATTGTGTATGACAAAGTGGTCTTCGGCCAAGTAGAGCACATCAGTGGTTACACACTCAAGGCGAAGCAAGCAAGAAAAGGCCAAATTGATGTACATCCTCATGGGCCAACCGAGGAAATATATTCAGATCATGATGCGATCAAAGAAGAGTTCAAGCAACAAAGAGGTGATGCCTCTATGGGAGATGTTCGAACGCTTGTAGATCAAGGTAAAGTGGACAACTCTTTGCATACCCAACAAGAAGTTAAAAAAGATGCAATCTCATCTTCGTTCTATGGAGATGATACATGAGCACTAAACTTAAGATCAATAGAACACAAACAGAAGAGGGTCTTAAAACCGGTTTCGAAACAGGTGGACTGCAAACAGGTCTTGAACCAATTGATATTCCAGAAGCTTTTAATATTCCATCTTGCGGAATCGAAGATGTTGATAGAGCGCTATTCAAGCTTTTTAATCAAGATCTGCCTTTTTTCTTTGAAAAGAATGGAGAGCTTTCTAGGATCCCATGTGTTTTTGCCGGTGGTGAAAGAGCAGTAATCCTTCGTAAAAAAGAAGCTCTTAGAGATCGGCAAGGTGCTCTTATTCTTCCACTAGTTTCTATCTTACGTAATGGAATCGATCAAACTACCGAACACAAGGCCATTGGCCCAGGTGATGGTACTATCACGTTAAGAAAAAGAATCGCGCCAGAAGACAGAGAGTATAAAAGATTATCTAATGACAATGGTTTACGGAATCAAGACAATGTCGTAGGATCTGCTCTAAGTTCGAATACTTCACTTTCTATGACTAACAAAAATGTATTCGAAATTATCACCATGCCCAACCCAAAGTTTTTCAAAGCTACTTACGAAATAACTTTTTGGGCCCAATATGTTCAGCAGATGAATAACATGATAGAAGCTTTGATAACTTCTTACAACATTCAACCAGCTAGAAGTTTTAGAATAGAATCAGACAAAGGATACTGGTTCGTTGCAACAGTCGAATCTGGCTTATCAGATGGCAATAACTTTGACTCTTATGTAGATGAAGAAAGAATTATCAAGACTTCGCTCACAATAGAAATCACTGGTTATGTTGTGAATCCTCAATACCCCGGTGCACCTAATCCCTTTCGAAGATATATAAGTGCTCCAAAAGTCCAGTTCGAAACAAGTGTTGATGTGCCTCCAGCAGTCACTTCTTCTAATGTTCCTTCTGGAAATCCTGAAGATTATGTGTTTGCGGACTTCGACGAAGATGGACTTCCTCTTCCGGGTCGAGGCGTTGCACAAACTTCTATAGTCGGCTCTGACTATGCTGTCAATATTGGCGGCATGTTAGCAACAAGCGACAGTCAAGGACGAAAGATGCTTAGAAATGTAGAATCTAAGTTAATTCAACCTACAGAAACAGTTAATTTAACAGACCCATTCACGGGTGAGCCGTCAAAAGCCGCTGTGAAATCGAAAAACCTTTCGATGGGCGAATCAGTATACATAATAATTGATACTTTGAACTAATAACGACATAATTATCACCAGAATTATAACAAGGAGACCTATAATGGCTGAAAATACTTTCAAATCCCCCGGATTCTTCGAGCAAGAAATCGAGTTGACGGCAGAGAAGCAAGAACCCACAGGGGTGCCTGCTGGCATCATCGGCGCGTCACAAATGGGACCCGCATTCGTACCATTGACATTGGGTACTTTTACAGACTTTGAAAATCGATTCGGAACTCTTACGCCTGAAAAGTTTGCACCGTATGCGGTCAAAGAATGGTTAAAGAATAGACAATCGGTTACATTCATGCGAGTTTTAGGAGCAGGTGCTAATTCATCAGCTTCTGATTTTCAACAAACTAAATATTACGGCGTTGCAAAAAATGCTGGTTTCAAAGCAGTTGATGGAGGCTCGCTGACTGACAGTGTATACATTGGAGCTACTCAGTTCTTAACTGCTGAGCATACTGTGTCTGCAAAAGCTGACATCGGCTTTCCAATATTCACTGACAATGATGAATTTACAAGCATTCGAGAAAGCTCTGCCACAGCTGATCAAATTAAACTGTGTAGAGCAATGATTTTAAATGCATCTGGTTCATTCTTTGAGTTAAAAGCTCAAAACGGCTCATATGATGACAATGATGGCTTTGCTACAGCTGTTGATGGTTCTCATACATTCTCTATGAGGCTTACTTTAGGAGATGGAACTGCTGCTGAAAAATCAACTTTTGGCGAAGATGGTACACATACTTTTGATAGTGTTGACCGACCAAATAGAGAGTACACCGTTTCTTTGGATCCAGATCATGTAAGTTACATCGGCAAAGTACTGAATACAGATCCAAAAAAATTCCAAGAAGAAGGCCATATTCTTTGGCTTGATTTTCCAATTGAAAATGAACTAGCTCCTGTATTTATGTCTGGTACCAACAATACAATTAGCCTCTCTCGTGGTGCAGACAACAACACAGGGTTGACCTTCAACTCAAGTGATTATTCCAGCACAAAATGGAGAGATATTTTCGGTTGGTTCAATGCTAGGTATCAAGCACCAAAGACTACTTCATTCATCTCACAGCCGTTTGGTAATGTTGAATATGACTTGTTCCACTTTGAATGCTTGAGTGACGGTGCTGTTGCAAACGATGCATTTAAAATCTCTATTTCCAACATCAAAAAGAGTTCAAATCCAAATAATGAGTTTGGATCTTTCAATGTTCAAGTTAGAAAATTTGCTGATTCTGATTTTCAACCTCAAATTCTTGAGTCATACGTTGAATGTAATCTAGATCCTAGTTCTGAAAACTTTATCGCCAAGAAGATTGGAGACAAAAAAGTTGTATTTGATTTTGATGCTGACCTTGAAGATGAAAGAAGGCTGGTTATTTCTGGAAGATATCCTAATAAATCTCTATCCATTCGAGTAGTGATGAACGATGCAGTATATAAGAATGAAGTTCCTGCTGCTTCTTTGCCTTTTGGTTTCCATGGTATACCTACTTTGGATATTGAAGGTCACTTAGCTGATACTGATGCATCAGCGGCAGTACTTCCTCCGATGCCTTATGTCTTCAAAGCGACGAAAGGGAAAGTGAAAGAAACTTCTATCACTGCAGTTGGAGAAGCCGGCACAAATGAAAGAGCAGATGCTAGAATATACTGGGGAGTTAAAACTACCCGAATCGCTGATAATGCATTGGTCACAGATGGAGTTCTACAATCAAACTTGTCTGGTGTACAATCTAATTTAGTAAAAGCATACACCAAGTTTAAAGGCATCTCAGGTGGTACAATAGACATTGGAACAAGACATGCTGATCCAGATGCTTTCAACAATAATAAGTTCACTCTTGCAAGAGTCGCATTTGGAATGAACCTTTCTGATCTGAGCGCGCCGGTAGCTACAGCAGCAAAT